TGAAGTTAACGTCTTTGTTAATAACATAACTGTAGTTAGAGTCACCATCAATTACTGCTAAAGAAAATACATATATAAAGTCTGTGGGCACTGATAAATACGGCTGGGCCGCTGTCATGGTCCCTTCCGCGTTCTTACGCAACGCCGGGAACATAAACGTGTTGTATACAAAAGATTCTGTTTGTTTTACAAACAACTCAATCTGAGAATCCTCAAAATTATATTCTGCTAACTCTCTAATTGAAGATGCTAATGTTGTATAGTTCATGTCACCACCGTTACTGTTCCAAGCCGTACCCAAGTAATTACTGAAGTAACAGGTTGTATTATTGCTCTAACCTGCCCCAGCGATGCTGAATCAGGCCGTGGGTCGCGTAACGCTTGCGGGTCATACACCGGTAGCTCCCCCAATCTAAGTTGTGGGTGGTCAATATCCCAACATACTCGACAAGCGTGTATGTTAGTGTCTTTCCCCTTGCGGATGACCGTACGCAACTCGGGTAACTTGTACTCGAACCCACAAACATCGCATAAGCCACGTGCCCTTCTTGAAGACGCAAAGCGGTTACTCATCGTATTCTTGCAATTCTAGGTACAAAGCGAGCGGGGGTTTTTTCCCTGTCTTCTTCGGCGGCTAGTGTAAACTGGCGCTCATACTGCTGTTCCAGCATACCTAGTCTTGGTGCAAGCTCTGGTACTTTAGTCGCTATGTAATACGCTAGTCCTGCTACTAAGCAAGGTAAGAACCGGAATGTTAGGTCTGAAGTTTGCGCACCCGCACCGGCGTCTTGTATTCTTCGCATGCGCCAATAAACTAATGAATAGCTATCATTGTTGGGCACTGGCCATATATTTATTTCAGGTGCGGCTTCCAAACGGTTAATCCACATTTGAATAGGTCTGCCCTGTGTTAACTTGTTAGGTATAGAACTATAAGTACTTACACTGATACGTGTTATGGTGAGGTCACTTTGTGTTGAAACCTGCCCTGCACCTGTACGTACTATATGCTCTAATAAATCAATGGTATCCGCTGGTAACGTGTACTTGGACACACCTGCTGTAAAAGCTATTGTGCCTTCGTCTATCGTCCACATGTTAATCCCACGGTTTTGCCACTCTATAGTAAGCAAGTTCATGGAACGTCTAGCGGTTTTAAGGTCGTAGCCAGAACGCATTTCTCGTCCGGCACGCTCCCATGCTTCCTCTGCGATTTCTGTAAAATCCATCCCAAAGTTAGTAGTACCTGAAGTAGGCATAGCTACGACTCCTTAATTTTAGACTATTTTGGCGGTTTTAGTACCTTTTGTAGCACAACCTGCGCCGCGAACTTTGCCACCTTTGGCATACTTTTTACCGCTTTTTACTGCGCCACCCATTTTCTTTTGTGCCATTTTTTGCTTCATCATTTCCTGCTTCTTCATTTCTTCTTTCGTCATTTTACTTTTTGAGTTCATCATAAATTTTACCCTAGTTGTACAAGATTGTTATTGAAGTTAGGTTGGTAAACGTACTCACGACTATACCTTGTTCACACCGTATGCCTTGGTCTGGTATACCAATATAAGTAGTGTCGGAGGCTTTAAAATCACCGTCAAAAACGGTTGCGCCTCCGGAACCATTAGTTATGGTAAGACGTGCTACATCTGAGCCAGAGGCTAAATGTATTGCGCGGATACGTGCGGGTCCAATATTTACAAGCCCTGTACCTGTTACACGGATTGCTTTTACATCAGAAGCCATGTTTATTTCCCCTTAGCTGTTTTAGCAGAACGTGTAAACTGCTTTTTTGTAGGTGCACCTTTCTCACCTTTCTTACGCATCGTTTCCCCGCTGCCTTTAGCTATTCGCTTTTTCTTAGCGTGGATGTTTGCATATAGTCCGGGTTTAGCTTTCTTATCCGCCATGGACTACCCCTTAACTGGCTTGGGCTTAGTTGCCTTTTTAGCAAGTGTCCTCGGGGTTGTTTTTAAAAGGTTACCTTTCGGGTCAAGGCCACGGCGTTTAAGTTCTTCTGTTCCGGGAGCTATGATTCTCATAAATTACTCCTTATGCGCTGGCTATAGCCGCTCGTGTGTCACAACGTAAGAAGTCAGTGCCATCGGAGAAAGCCAAAATAGGGTCTCCTGCAGCGCCGTTAGATACGTATATAAGCGCCCCTGCATTAGCTGCTGAAGCATCTGGTGCGTTTGCGACTGTGTATGTTGCAGGTACGACAGTAGATTGTGAAACTAGCGGCCCTGAAAAAGTTGTGGTTCCCATAGGAAATTCCTTATGCACGGTTGCGCTATATAGTCTGTGCAAAGTCAGGTGGGTAGTTACCTGTCTATATAGCTAAATTTGTACCCATAGCCACTGTATAACAAATTATCATAGAAAGCTAGACAATAAAAAAGGAGGCATATAGCCCCCTTTATGTACTTGACCGAATGCTTACGCGCCCGGTGAAGCGTATATACCTAGTGAGTCTGATACACCGAACGAATAACGTTCTCTCGCTTTATAACGAGCGTTGCCAGTGTCAAAATCTCCATCCATTGATGTAGACATAGCCACACGGTTAAAATGCTTAAGACCATTTGGAATATCAGTGGTCAAATACCAAGCATTAGTATCCGTCAAGTAGTGGTTTACACAGTATCCTTCTGGGATGCTACCATTACTTTTTATAGCGTTGAGGTCGTTGTCAGCTGTACCGACACGTTGCTCAGTCTCTAGCAAGCGAGTTGCTACAAACATAAGTTGTGTTGGGACGACAAGTTTTTTAGGCTTGGCTGCAATCAAAAGACCGCGTTCATCTGTCCATTGACTAATCTGAATAACAGCGGCTTCAAGAGAAGTCTCATTAAGGTCAGACGCGACAGCGGGACGGTTAGAGTTAGTACCACCTGAAACCAGTGGGTGGTCAGTAGCGAACAGTGCTTTACCGTCGCCATAAGTTACGCCAGTGTCAAAGCCACTATTTAAAATAGCCATTGCTTTAACTTGCTTGGTGTACGCCATAGCGCGAGCTAGTGCTTTGGTATAACGGGCTGATAACGAGTCATACAAGTTATCTTCCATTGCTTCTTCTGTAATAGAGAAGCCCATTGCAATAGTTTCGTGGTTGTAACGTGCAGTCCATGCTTCCTGAGCATTATCATATTCCATAGCTGCACCTTCCGCTTTAACGGGGGCCGCTGAGAATCCTGATAGTTTAGTTTCTTCTTCAAAACTACGTTCGGAACTTTCAGTTTCAAACACTTGTGAATGTTCGTTTTCGTACTTCCCATATTCTAAACCAAACAAAGCGTTTAGACCGGGTAGTAGTTCCTTAAGTAGTTGTGCGCGTGAAATAGCCATAAGTTATTCTCCTATACGCCAGTGGTATTGTTGAATTGATGACCGGCGTTCCACTTAACATAAGCTTCAGTGTAGTTACCTGCGGCGTTCTTAGTTTCTTCAACCACACCGACAACGCGGAGGGGTAAAGTATTAGTCGTCGCAAAAGCATCGTCAATAGAACAGGCGGAATTACCAGTGAATGCACTGCCAGTGGCATCACGCATTGTAGCGTTCGCACCAATCGCGGCTTTTGTCATTTCACCAATTACAGTAGTGCCCGAAGTAACAGCAACCTTAAACAATATATCAGTACCATCACCAATAAATGCTTCGATGTCAGTTGCGGCCGTGTCTGCGGGGTAATACTGGCTAAACAGTTTGTACTTTAGTGCGGGTGATGTGTATGTACATCCCAAGAAAACACCGATATATGCCATTGCAGCATCAGCAGTTTCACGTTCAATAGTACCATCCGCGATAATCTTAACGGCGTCGCCGTAAAAGATACTTGTGTCATAACCACTAGCAATGCTGTAGTGGCGGGTTACGCCAACAAAGGGAACACCGCTTAGTAGTTTAACAGGTTTAAGCCCGTATGGGGCCTCGATAGCAGGATAAGCCATGGCTTTATCTCCTAGTTATTGTCCAGTACCAAAGGTGACCTTAGATTTCCTATCTGTAAACAGAGGCATTCTAGGGTCGTTCTCCCGCATGAGGTTGTTATCAACCGAGTCAGTTTGTGCTTTAGTCTGCTTTTTGTAGAAGTCATTTCTGTCTTTTACAAACTCGCTAGGTGTCTTGCACAACATCAAACCACCAATAACAATGTTATCTTTAAAGCGTTCCTGCTCAACAGATACCATCATAATTTCGGGGTGGTCTGTCGCTTTGACCGGTTCCCAACCTTCACGCAGTTTGGAAGATACGTTTATGGCGTCAACTTGACCGAGGGTAGCTACTCGCACCCAGTGAAATTCATATCCCGGTTCCTCATTAGGAGTGGGTAGAAGTTCAGGCTTTTGCCATGACTTCGTACGAACCTCAGTTTCACGTGTTTCATTGTCGCGTTTAAGTCTATTTTCAGCCATTATCCATTCTTCCTCATATCTAGTGCAACCTGTTTGGCGTATTGTTCTGGGGTTAACCCCAAGCGTTTAGCTATTCTTACTTGTGATTGCGTTAACCTAATTTTCTTAGGTGTAGTGCTCCGCGAAGCGGGAGCAACCACGTTAGTTGACCGTTGCTGCTTGTCGGGTTTTTCCCCTGTATCCTCGAATCTTTCGGGGAACAACTGTCGCATACGAGAGTCAATGCGCTCGTAGTAGTCGTCCGATTTTGGGTCAAGACCTTCTTCTTTAACTAACCTATTATGCAGCCCTAAAGCGTAGGATGTCATTTCAGAGTCGGTATTAAACCACGTATTCTTTTTGGCCCAACCTGCGGCCCGTTCATCTACGGCAACGCCCTGCTGCTGAGCTGGGGGTTTCTGTGATGACTCGTTACTATCAACTTCTACGCTGTTTTCTTGTTGTTGTAAAGGGGCAATTTTATAAGATGCTACTTTATCAACTTTTGTTTTAGCATTAGAAAGTGCTTCTTGCGCCTCTAATAGTTTGTCAGCATCACCATCTTGGTACGCTTTTTTGTATGCTTCTTTAGCCTGAACGTATTCATAGTCCGCGTTTTTCTTGGCTTGTTGCAGTAACGCTGTTTGGCTTTTGTTGCCAGAATCTTTAAGGGTGTTGATTTCACCCATAAGCTGTTTAGTGACAAGCTCTAATTCTTCACGCTCGCGTATCGCTTTTTCTTTGTCCCGGCGCTCGTCGTGGTAACCTTTGGTAAAGTGTTTGATTCTATTACGCACTTTTTCAGAGTAACTTTCTAACTCATCGTCAGTAACTTCTTCTGGAGGGTCAGACGGTTTGCGGCCTTGGTCATCTTTAGGTGTGTCGTCAACAATTTCAACTTCTACTTCACTTTCGATTTCCTTAGCAACAGGCTTTTTAATCTCTTTACCCTGTGTATTCTTACCCTCACCAACATCTACTTCAAGAGCAGATGAATTATCAACTTCAACTTTGTCGTCTTCGTCCCCATCAGGAAACTCAAACTCTACTTTTTGAAAACCCATAATATTTCTCCTATACGGCCATTACACCACGAGGGTCAGGAATAACAGCTTCAATAGAGTCATCATTCATCAAACGAAACTCCTTGCCGTTTACACTAAATCTCGTGCCAGTGTTCATGCGGAACATTACAAAATCACCCTGCTCACAGTAGGGCCCACTTGGGAATCTTTCTTTGTCTTTATAAGCGTCTTTACCTATATCGACAACAATACCCATAATAGTTGTTATGTAATCTTTATGCTTTTGGGAATCCGTCTTGATTACTGAACTACCTGAAAATGTGTCTTGCACATCGGGTAGTGCTACCAAAACTCGGTATCCTTTAGGTATAGGAAGCTGAGCTTCCACTTCCGCATCAGTGGGGTTGGGTTCCTCATTAAGAACCCCCTGTATTTTAGATAAATCTAAAGCAGGTAACTGAGTATTTTCGGTCATTATTCGTCATCCACGTAGTTTTTCTCGAGGTCAGTTATATGTTGGAATGCGGAGTTAAGACCTCGAATCTTCCCCACCACCATTTTGTAATCTGCATAGTCCTTACAGCTGCCACCGGTTATAAACACGGTGTGTTGCTCAACCTCTTCCCTGAGTTGTTTTTTTAGCACACTAAAAACTGTTTCAGCCATTATTTATTACCTCTGTCTTTACGTGAACTATCAAGCAGTTTTGCTAGTTCTAGGTCTACGCTATTTGTATCCCGGCGTCTATTTGCCGCGAACGTAACATTATCTTTTTCAGCTTGCATCTTAAGTTCTTGCTCATCAAGCTGTAGTTCTTTAGCCTTGATACGGGCATCAATCTGGTCTTTGACGGTTTTGCGTTGTTGTTCAGCTTGTTTAAGCTGGGTATCAGATTGTGCTGTTTGTGTTTTACGTGCTTCTTCCTGCTGTTTAATTTGGAGTTCAGCCTGTTGATTTTGCACCATTGGGTCCTGCTGCTTCTCTTGAGCCTGTTGCTGGGCCTGTTGCTGTTGGTTTTGTTGCGACAGTTGTTGTCCAGCTTGTGCTTGTAGCTTAGACAGCTCAACCTCAATGCCTTCAGGTAGTTCTTCACCCGGATTAGGTAACGTAACACCCAATTTCTCTTCAATCTTGTTACGGTAGCTAAACGCTAAATGCTCTGCCATGTGCGCATGTAGCGCCGCCATAATAGCTTGAGCCTGTGGGTTTTGGCCAATCATCTGCATCATCATCGGGTCCTGCATGAATGAGGTGTGTGACATTAAGTGGGCTTGGTGGTCCTGATATTGAAATGCTTTCATCGGTGTGCCAACTAAAGCATCCATGTTTTCACTCACTGGGTCCCTTGGTTTAGAATCTTCTTCCGTTGGCACTAACTTTTCGGCATTCTTAATACCGAGTACTTCAATCATTTGACGGTGTAACTGGGGTAAGTCATATATTTCTGGTGACTGTGATGCCATTTGTAAGACTGTCTGGTACTGCACAACCCGTTGGGCCATTGTTGAGTTGTTTGGGTCAGATACGGGTATCACGTCAACCATTGAATAGTCGCTCTGCTTAGCTGACATTTCCCCACGTTCTGGCTGGTACTCATAATCCACTGGTGCGTATTCTGATATCATGCGCTTGAGCAATTTAAACTCTAGCTTCATCGCAAAGTGCACTCGAGATTGTACTGCTGCCATGGGTTTTAACACACGCTCTAAAATAGCCAATGTAGTACCCACTGGTGCATTAGCGGACATATCTGACATGTTCATATCACTAACAGCACCGAGGCGACGCCCTTCGGTTGTAATCTGGTTTAACAGCTGAAACAAAGTTGCGCTTGGCTCTTTGTATGGCATCATCATTATGTTGTCACGTATTGCCCCACTGGGCACATCAACATCTTTAAACTCACCCGGCTCGAGTGGTGTGTCGTCCCCTTTGATTCTCATCCCCCGCGCTTTTAGCCCGCCCGGTAAATTAGATAGTGTGCCGGCATCAACAAGCTGACGTATGATTGATGTGCCAGCACGTGCGTAGCCCCCGATTATGTGGATAAGACCAAGGCCATAAAATCCAAACCCCGGCACGTATACATAGTGTACAAAGTGCTGGCGTTTTATTTTAAGCTCATCATTTTCCTGCCAGTTACGACGTATGCTTAGCACTTTACTTGTACCACGCTCAATAGTAACAACGTAAGGTACAGCGATGCCTTTTTCAGAATCACCAGAGTCTTCGATGACTAAATCAGCATGTGTTTCAAACAGGGCAAAACGGCTATCCTCTGTTAACTCAAACCCATCTTCTTCTGCTTTCTTTTCTTCGACATCTGTATGAAAAGGTAGTGGTTCATTCAGCTCAGTGTCACGGTAAAACCCGTTAGCTTGTAGTTTCAGAACTTCATTTTCAGTTTTTCTCATGACGTGGGTAACACGTTCAGCTGTCTCAATATTAGATGCACCATATGGCACGATAACATCTTCTGCTGGTACATAGTTTGCAGCTTGGCGACCTAGAGTTGAATCATAGTATATTTTTTTAAACGCTGAACCTGACAGGCCCAACGCATATAACATTCTTTCGTGTTCTGACCGGTACTCAACCATCTTGTCAGTAAGCTGATAATTCATGTCTGTCCTAACACGTTCAGCGGCTTCCATCTTCTCTTTAGTTTCCTCACCCAATATTTTTGTTTTTACTGGACCCGCTGCAGGGAATGTTTCCGACATTGTTTCTGCTTGGAACCGTATCGCCGCTTCAGCAAGTAACGGGGAGTGTGCACCACACGCGCCCTCCCACGGTTGGGTACGTTCCTCATATTTAAACCCAAGCAACTCAAGACCTTTTACAAATGTCTCGGCCCATTCCTTGCGGCTCTCAATATCACTGTCAATGTCAGCCATTAGTTCAGAAGATAATG